GCGCTGCCAAGCGCATCCCCCCTTGCTGACGAGCAGCAAAAGAGAGAAGCTTTGGCTCCTCTTCGGGTCGGGTGACCCACGAACTCCCTAAAGGGAGTTCGCCCACCTAGATCTAATGTCGACGGACCTAGGACGCCCAGAGCGTTCCAGATGATTCCTGTCGGCGAATGGCTCGTCGCCGCGTTTAAGGAACCACTTAAGGAGAGCTCCCTCACCACTGACTGTAGAGTCAGGTATGACGGAGAACACCGTCCAACCCTTAACCTGGGGTTGGTGAGTGTCAGGGCTCAATCTCTGGCTATCGTAGCCAAGGAACGAGACCTTCCCCAAAACGGGTGAATCTGGAGAGACGTAAGGGTATCTTCCCGCCAAAAGCGGGTCGATCCACGAGTCCATCCAGATCGCCGTCTTCCAGAGACCCGCCTCGTACAGGCGGTTCCGAAGAGACACGGCAGCAATCACCTCTGTCACGTTCTTACGTCGGGAAGGGAACACATGTCGGACTCGGACTGGAGTAACATCCGTCCCCGCATAGTAATCCCTACCACAAGACTCCCGGAACTTCCCGGTTCCAAAAGTCTTGTTGTAATTGACCTTGAGCCCAAAAGACTCAAGCATCCCAGCGACGTGATTGAGACTGTCTACGGGGACAATAATATCGTCTCCGTAAACACGCACCTTGCCAGAGTAGGACTTAATGTCCTTTCTGGTAAACTGGCGTCCCTGCGACTTCTGAATACCCATGATCACCACGGTTGTAAAAACCATGGCTTCGATGGGAAAACAGAGCGCAGAACCCATAGATGCGAACTTGGCGAGGCGATGAACGCCTTTGCCAGGTACATCAGCCTTCCGGGAACGGGTGGCATCCAACCCCTTAGCAAGCCAAGGGAACGGAGCCACCATAGCCCGTACATGCTGATTCGAGACCCGGTCAGAGGCTTCCGAAAGATCGATGGTCGCGAGACCACCGCCTTCGGAGCCCTCCTTAGCCATCCTCTGATTAGGAGTTTGGTCTTGGAAACCGACCATGCCCGAGACCGTGTTATCGGTTTCGAGGCATTTCACGATCTTCTCCATGATCGCCTGCTGCATAAACTGCATGCAGGTAGGTTCAACGGCGATGATACGTGGGGTCTTGAGCGTCTTAGGGACGAGAGTAACCTTGACAGGTCGCTCTCTCCCGGGTTCGCGGATATCCACTGGATCCAAGCGATAATTAAATCGCCAGTTCGGGATGGCGTTATCCCCATAAGGGAAGACGTCTTCCAAACGCTGGGTCCACTCGGCAAGATCGAACTTCGCGTTTCCGCGGAGACGATCAGCCGTGGCGCCGGGTCCATGACGTGGATCAACATTGCCATCATAGATGGCAGTATCGACCTCGGCCATGACGTCGCCAAAAAGAAGGAGTGAGATCCTCTGGAACTCTTGAATGAGTTCTGGAAGGATCGTACGATCACTCCTGCGGATATCCGACTCACACTCGATAAAGCCCTGAATGGCCTTCTCATTCCGCGCACTAGTGCACGGGAGGAGAATCTTCGCAAACAGCAGTGTTAACTGCCTAATAGCGAAGATGGAATCCACACAGGGATCGTCGAGGAGACGACCAGACTTACGATCGAACACACGATCAAGGAAACCTCCGAGAAATCGGGGGAGCCCGCCAGATCTCGAAAAACCGAGAAACTGGTCGTGATCGACAAAACCTTGGTCCAGGGCTTTTTGGAGCTCTTGACCAAAGTTTGCCAGGGTAATCGTGAGAAACGAGACCCCTTCGTGTTCGAAACGACTCTTGACAGTTTGTCTGTCACGAGTGGTGCTTGTCTGACACACCATCCCTAATTCAAGGGACAGCTTGTTCCAGAGTTCTGTCAGGCTTTTCAAGTTCCCTCCTAATAGAGGTGGACTATCCTGCCATGACTTTGCGAGAAGCTGGAATCAGTTCTCGCCACCCAGAAGCTGGGTGACCTTCGCACCGGTAGAAGCGGTCAGGTACGCCACAAGGGCGTCCACAATCTGCTTCTGTTCGGTGTTGGTGTACCCCTGAAGAGGGGTGTCCACCACCATGTACACGCTCATGGAGCGGAGCACGTTGGTCGAACTGACCAACGGGTCGGCCGCGTACTTCTGGTGATCCAGACGGATCGTCCGACGATTACGCGTCCCGTACTGGTGCGACACAGAAAGTGCCACCGTCGCGTCGTCCTTCTTGAACGACCCGACATTCACGCCAGAGCTCACACGCGGAAGCGTCTGAGCAACGGCGTTGATGGTAACTGACTGTGGATCGGCGAAAGCCATGGAAAACTCCTTCTTATGACCGGATGACGCCCGAAAGGGCGCATTTTGTCGTCAGACGGCCCCGGAATGGGGCGGTCAGGTGTCCCGACCACGATAGCCGGGACGTTGTCCTCGAGTTAAACCGAGGGCAACAAGGACTCCGATTTGTCGCGGCGAAAAGCCGTCCCAGTCGAGTCCAAAGCCATATGGTGTTGCCTGTATCCTGCGAATATATTTCCTCTCGTCGAAACGAGAAAGAAAGGTATTCACAGGGACGCCGGCCTGGGTTGAAGTTACCCGAGCGCGGAGGTCAGCCGTGTAACGGACTACGTCCGTCGCATAGCCATACTGCATCACCAAACCGTCGGAACCAAGACTAGAGATGTTATGAATAACATCGCCAGTATTGGTGAACCAATCGACGGCCCATGACCAAGGAGCAACCTCCCAGAGGACTTCCGGAGTAATCCGGGAGCCCACAAGGCGGTTGGCGTAGGCTTCGTAGCGGACCAGGCGATCATACTGAGAGTTTCCCATCGGTATGTGATACCTGAAAGCGCCAGAGAACTTACGGCTCGTCTCCGTACGTTCGTCGATATTAACGAACGTGGGAATGTTGAGATTGCTGGGAGAGGCAAAACCGCTTCCAGAACTCAACAACGAAGACGAGTCCCCTTGACCTCCGTACCGTACCCTGATCTTCGTATTGGACCCTTTGCGATAGTCGTCAATGATCTCTTTCGAGTTCTTGACGGCAAAAGCAAACTTTCGGATATCCGATATGAAAGGAAGCCACCCGAACTCAACGTTCAGGTATTCGGAACCTGCTGACCTTGCGGACAGCGTAGTTGCCCGAGCTTCTGCACCAGGGATATGCGGTAAGCCATCAGATCTAAGCTCACCAAGGAAGGTGGCTAGACCTGAGACTGGACTTGTTGGAGTGGAGCGAGCTACGGCCGTTGCCGACCAAGCTTGCAGTGAAGAGACACTGATCATGGAGGTACCGTTGTAACGGGCCAACCAGCCAGAATATCCCTTCGCTCCTACTGTACCCACACACAAGCTGTTATTCAGCGAGTAAGTGGAACCGTAGGTCGTCTCCGTTCGAGTTAACTCGAACGGGCCGCCAACATCACCACGTGTCGCACGCCCCCTGGGGTCAAAAGGATGCACCGAATCGATGCATTCCTCATTGATTTGTCCAGGTTGATCGTACGGCACCCATGCACCAAAGGTAGAGCCTCTCGACTGACCAGTCAGACCGTCGGAGAAAGTATCTCTCACGCGACGTCTGGGAAAGAAGAAAGCGACAACCATTGGTGGTCCCGGTATATGGATGGCTCCTAGAGTCTTATGACTCTAGGGGAGTGTGCAAGCACCGGCAGGGAGCTTTCGG